GGTGGTGCAACCTTTAGACCTAACATCATAGATGGTGGACTTGAGAAAGGAAATGTGGTAGACTCAGTTACAGTACTCACCAGTGGTATTGGATATGGATTTGATCCTGCCGATACATTCTGCCCCAAAGAACAGTATGCTGCTCTAGTTCCAAAAGCTGGTCTAGTACAGTATGTGAAAGATGGAGACATCTTAATGTTATCTAAGACTGCTGCTGGCGTTGAAGATCCTACTAACCCTGATATACTAGAGGTGGTAGACACAGATCATGATGACAATAACATCCTTATTGCTACCATTGATCCTAAATTTAACCCACAGTTTGAGGTAGGTACTGAGTTGATGACTAAAGATAAGCATAAGTTTATACTTAACTTCCAACGTAAGTTCCCTGATCTCATTGTACCAGGTAGAGCTAAGGCAGTATATGCAAATTGTGGTGACTTGATACCAGTTATGAATGATATTAAACCCATTAACGTGGGTAGAAAGTATGTTAATCCTGTCATTACCATTGGTAATGGTGCGAAAGAACAAGTTATCGGTACGTTTAGTGTCGATGCAAAGGGTAGGTTGGTCGAACCTACTATCACCAACAAGGTTCTTGGGTTTGTTAAACCTAAGATTAGAGATCTTGGCACACCAGATCAACCTGCTAGGGGTACTGGTGGTTCAATTTCAGTAACATATACTTACACTGGTCCTAGAAAGATCAGAGAGACAGGTATGTTAGATCTCCAGACTTACATAGATTGTGTCGGACACCCGATGTTAAAGTAAATGGCAGTTAATTTATTCTCAGGTGGTTCGATTTTAAATAATCTGCTACCACAAATAAAAATTCGGTACCCTAGGAACTGGGTAGAGATCAGTTCTGCAGGTCATGTACTGGAAAGAAATAACACTAAGGAAGGAGAGAGGTTCCGTCTTATTCATTGCAAGGGTAACTTCATTGATATGGATGAGAAGAAGAACACAAACATCGTTTCTTACAATGATTTGATCGTTTTAGCTGACCATAATGTTGTAATTCGTTGTGGTGAAGATCCTAAAACAGATAAATTAGTCTTACAGGTGATAGGTGACGTTAATTTGTATGTCGAAGGTGACATGCATACTGAGGTTGAAGGCAACCGTTATGATATGGTGAATGGCAACTGGCAACAAGAGTGCAAAGGTGTCTATAGTCTGATTGCTGATGAGAACATGGTGATCACCAGTAAGAATCAGATGAAACTAAATTCTAATTCTTATGAGAACAAAACAACCTTCCTACTAAATGACTTGAGCGAAGGTGGCTCCATCAAGGAGAACGTCAAAGGTAACTATGAAGTTAAGATCCAGAAGGAAACTGCAACATTCTCCGTCCGTAGTGAGGGAGACATTCGTACTGAAGCACTCAAGTGCAGGTATGAAAAGACTGATGGAAATGTAATCCAACAGGTTGGAGGTAAGATAAAGACCAACATAGATGGTGGTTCTATATCTTGCATTGCTGGCGGTTCATTCGATGGAATGGCATCAGCTCCTTCAAGCAATAGTTATGATATCACTGTCTCTGGTGTAATGAATACAGCAACCAGTGGCAATTATGTAGTAGCAGCAGGTGGCAACATAGATTTGGATGCATCCGCTATCTACTTGAATTGATGTAGCATTTACTTAGAACAAATGACTTTCCACATGTCAGTAACTAAGCAAGAAGCAATGTTTTTAAAGAGCATTCTTGCTGACCATTTAGACGATTACGTCGAAGAAATTGTACGAAGAGACACAGATAATACAAAAGCCATTGATACGCTGCAGGCTACACGTGCTGCAGGTCTTAGCCTTATGGAGAAGGCAGGTGAGATCAACAGACGTGCCAGTCGAGCAAGTGAACAGTCTTACTTTACAAACCTCAGTTAGTGTGCTAGGATAGATATAGTATATTGCCTTTTATTATGAAATTTCCCTTCCCCGATGAAGAGTACCTCGATAAGGTGACTGTTGACATTCCTAGAAAAAGGTTTACACTACTATCAGATAAAGGAAGCGTCCAGTGTGTTGATTGTGATAACGGTGATGAATTCCTTAGAGTTCTCGACTTCGTTCGGGAAACATGTACAATGAATGACGTGGTGTATGTTTAATGTCTTATAATCAAACTTATTCAGAAATCAAACAGATCCTTAAGGACAGCAAGAGGATCAGTAAAGTTACCATGCTTAAGGTTGCTAAGTTAGCAATCATTGAGACTATGGGAGAAACTAGAACACTTGACGTAGAAGTTACGTGGGATAGTAAGTTAGGTGATGATCTAGAACTAGACAGTCTAGATATGGTAGAACTTGTCATGTTCTTAGAGGAGTGTTTCAATATAGAAATACCTGATGAGGAAGCAGGTAATATCGTTACTGTTGGTGATGCTATTGAAGTAATCAAGAAGCAAAAAGCAAACAAAGGTAAGAAGAAATCTATCAACGTTGCTAAGTACAAGAGTAAGCAAACTGAAGTTCCACATCCTGATAGTCCTTTCATGAAAAATAAACCTTTGTCTAATTTGCCATCAAATGATAAGATAGCAGAGGCATTGGATGAAGCATTAGAAGAGGAAGAGTGAAGAGAGTTTATTGGGATTACACACTAGGAGACAATCCTGGTGTACAATTCCCTGATGAAATAGTACAAGAACCTAAAAAATTTCGGGCAGGATATTCGTCCAAGTACGATCACGCAAAATGTCCTGCATGGAAGAAGTGGACAGAGAACTGTTGGGAAGTAACTCAACCGTTCGATATTGGTATGAAATGTGATACCAAGGCAGGTAAACTCGGAACTGATCTCACACAGAAAGCATACGATGCTTACTTCCATGTAGGACCGAACTGGTTGGCAGGTCCATATCCAGAGATCCAACTCAAGTTGAGTTACATGCTATGGACAAACGAGAAAGATGTATGGGTGGAACAGATCCCACATCCTTTATTGTCACGAGTTGGGTTTGAACTAATACCTGCAACGTTTCCTATATCACACTGGCATAGACCACTGGTAGTTGGACTTAAGATCCTAGATACGGATCGGAACTTGATGCTCAAGGCAGGTACTCCACTATATTATTTCAGACTATACTCCAAGAAGAGTGATCCAGACTTCATCATAGAACGCAAAGCACCTCCAGAGGAGTGGCATATATCTAACAAAAAAACTGCTATATTACGTGAGTTCCTTCCTTTCAAGTCATGGGACATCATTAAACAGAGACTATCTAATGGTGGCAAATGCCCAATCAAATGGAAATAGATACATTCGAGGAATGGTTCGAGGGTGATTTTGATAACTGGACACAAGCATCAGCTAATCCTACGTCATGGGCACACATATATGTTAAGCATGAGAAGATAGATGACCATAAGTTCCTAACCAGTTCGAGATATAACTATCAACCAGACAAACCATATCGTGAACAGGTAGTAGAAGTCACACAACCACACGTAATTGGTGCTCATGTCTCTATTATAATAGTAAAAAATCCTGCATGTGATATGATATTCTCTTACATTGAAAGTGAGAAGATGTTCTTAGGACACTCATGCGAGGGATGTATGTGGAAGGACAAACCACTAGAGAGCAAAGCAAGATTATACAAGGATAAGTATCATACATGGGATAAAGGGTATTGGCAAGGTAGTGAAGGTTTCTTTCACTTTGATAAGAGTTATAAATAAACTTGAACGTTTTATTGTGGAATAGGTGTGGCAACACGTAAAATATCTGATCTTACATTATTAAACGCAGGTGACGTATCATCGAGTGATACTTTACTTCTACTTGATAACTCAGACCCAACTGATCAAAATAAGAGATCTGCAGTAGGAAGTATATTCCGTGCAGTACCTTCTGGTACATATTCAGTGCCAGGTGTTCAGTTTGAGCTAAAAACTAAGACAGGCATCTTCTCTGAACAACAGGGACAAATTGGTCTTGCAATGGGTGACGCAAGATTGAACTTACAGAAAGTAGGTACAACATTAAATATACAGGCTAAGGACAGTGCTGATACTAACCTAGACTTTACCATATCTGCTCAGGGTACAGGTAAAATACGTCTAGGTTCTATTTTAGCAATTACTGATACCTTATTCATTATACCTAACTCTTCGGACAACACGAAAGTTGCTCGATTTAGTACAGCAGATATACCAACAGGTGTACAACATACTTACATCTTACCTTCAAATGGTGAAGTAGCGACAGCAGATACATTAGTTACTCTGAGTGCCACACAGACGTTATCTAATAAAACTCTGGACAATGCTGCTTTCTCTGGTACATTGACTGTTGATACTATTCAGATCAATGGTAATACAACC